AACCTCATTTCACTAATCCACAAATGGTGCGTATGGCACAACACATGGTCACACCACCATTCTCATTTACTTTTGACAATACCACTGGTGAACCCTTCTTATCTACAGATTCAGCACCAATGCCGTTGCTAAGAACCCATGATTCGCTAGTGCGCCATGTCAGTGGTCAACCTAACCTCATGCCAATGCGTGCAGATAGCCCCATGAGTATGAAGAGTATGTCGGATTTGGTCACAACAGGATTGCGTGGTGGTGACTTTGGAGAGTGGGCGCGACCTTATTTCAAAAAACCAATTGGCTACAGACGACGCAGATTCAAAGACTATATTGGCAAGGGTCACACGATTGAGAGTCTCACATTCCTTAAAGAAGACGATGAGCGCAAGAAGGGTGATGCTTCTCCCATTAAAGCGGCGCATCGCATATTTGATTTGTCAGATATTGATGATTTGCGCGGGTTTAGTGGTTCTTGGGTAGTAAGCGCGTGGCCGGAAGGGCAACGTGTGCGTATTACGCGCGAGGATGACAGTATCACAACCACAGGCGCTTCTATTCCTGACGAATTCAATGATGAATTGAAAAATCTCCACAAGAAGAATTTCACTGTTGACGCAATCTACGACGGACAGCATTTGCATATCGTTGATTTGCTAAAGATTGGTGGGGAAGATGTCACTGATGAGCAAATGAAAGACCGCATTCGCGCATTGCGCTCTACGTTTGAGTCCACGGAAAAAATCAAAACTCCACAGCCTGTCAATACGCGCCAAACTGATGACAAAGGTCTCAAAGGCGCAGTTGATGAAATCGAAGGTGAACGCGTGATGTTACGCGACGCTGACTCAACCTACATGGATGGTGAAGCGCGTCATCCAAAGTGGGTGCTTCTTGACAACGAAAAGCGCGTGGCGGTCATTATTCTCGGGGAACGTGGGACCACGCGCACGGTCTACAGGCTCGGTGTTGGGCCAATTTCAGACGAAGAAGGAGAGGCTCTTGGGAATAGGGCGCACAAACTCAATGGGAAATACTACATGGATGTTGGTACTGCTGATGGTGATGGTTCGTTTGAAGAGGGTGACCACGCAACAGTCACTGTTGGTAGCGTGACACGTCGAGAGCGTGATGGGCACACAGTGTTTTCACTCAATGGTGCAAAATTACAATCGCGCGCTGAATCTAACGCCACTGACAGTACGCAGACGCTGGGTTTACTCGCAAAGTCAGGCGTCCCACAAATCCCACACACTGTATCAGTACAAGGTACAAACATCGTTGTGTCCATACCGAGTGTCGAAGATGATGTGATTTACAAGGCCCACCGCTTAGAAAATGAGACAGGCGTACTTATGGACACATGGAGAATAGGTCGTGGAGAGTCTATGAAAGGCGATTTCTCTATCCGTCTTGCAGAAACAGTGCGCCCCTGCTGGGAACCATTGGCCGCGCTTATGCTCAAAGGTGTCGCTAAATTAGATTACAACCCGCGCCCTGAGCGCGATAAGAAGAAGAAGGAAGTGCTGATTGACCCGCGCCCTGAAAAGAAGAAGCCGAAAAAGATAGACCGTAATCAGATACTCAAAGACCCCATTGTTGTCAAAGCGTTGAATTTACTTGACGCGATACTTACCAAAGAGAAGATGACATGGACAGGACCGAAAGGGCTCGCAATCGGCCTCGGCTCAGAAGACTCTGCGCCGCGCGGACCCACTGAATTAACGCGCCCATCTACATTACCGGACTTCTATCCAACAGAAGATGACCCCGAAAAACCAGCAAAAGAGAAGCGTAAACGCGGAAAAAGCACTACAGTCACTACTGATGAAGGCGAAAAGGGCACGTTGCGCATTAGTGAAGAAGGCGCAATGTTAGAATTGCAATCAGATTAAATACCATTGCAGAGTGTCGGGGGCGATAGTGATGTCAAGTGCAATCATGTCCCGGCCCTCATCCGAGCATTCCCCACTCTTACTCAAGGGGGTTGGGGATGACCTCATTTGCGCCGGTTACGCAAGTGTCGAAATGGTTGACAAGCAAGGAGACCTCATTACCACAGGCGCACTTAATGGCGCATTCAAGAAATTCATGCAGAATGCCGGTTGCCGCAACGTACAACTTGCGCATTCCAACATACAGGTCGGGGAAGTTATTCCCGAATACACAGATTCTTCGGGACGGGTGTGGAAGTCCGAAGTGGATGACAGCGGCATGTTCGTCGTCATCCGCCTACGGAATGACATCGAAAAGGCGCGCGAAGTCGCGGCTGAAATACGAAAGGGCAACCTCAAGTCTTTCAGCATTGGCGGACAAGCATTTGAGCGCGTTGGTAAAAGTGACAAAGAGCGAGGAAGTTACCGGGAAATTAGCCGGATGGAATTGCACGAAGTCACAATATGCGAGAAAGGCATCAACCCCGAAGCACAATTCAGAATACTGAAACAGGAGACTGAAAGTATGACCGAAAGCGACGTAGTAACACAACTGCATGATGTGATGGAACGACTGTCAAAGAAACTCGACGAAGCCGAGGATAAGGACGAGAAGGACCATTCATCAAAAGACAAGAAGCCCGATAGCAAGAAGAACCCCTTTGCGGACAAAGACAAGGGTGGGGATGACGAAGACAAAGAAGCAATGGCATACTCTGAAGAAGATGGTGTCGAGAAAGGCTTTGATGACATTATCACCACTGATTATCTTAACTGGATGGAAAGCACGCTAAAATCAGCGGGCATTGACACCGGAGCCGCACGCGCACACTTTGATGATGTGAGCAAAGGGTATGGACCCGGCCAAAGTGGTTACGACCACCGCGGACAAGGTAGCATTGAAGGCGCAGGCGAGGATGATTCCGGCAAGCGACCAAAGATGGACATGGGTAGCGGCGGAACCGGCAACAAGTATGCCATCCGCGCAAGTGCAGACCCAGCACCTACTGGCAACAAGTTTGTCATTAAGGAAAATGTCACACAAGCACAGGCTGAAGCGGCATACGAAGTTTACAAGCAGGCGCGAATGGAAGAAGAATTCAAGAGTGAATTGGGTTCAGCATTCGCAGACCGATTTGAGAGTGAAATGATGGCAAAGAGCAACGAAGAGGCACGCGCAGAATTCGATAGCCGCGGTCCACTTGTTGACTTGCAAAAGGCTGTTCTTGCACTCAATGAGCGCATTGACAACCTGTCCTCCGGTAGCGGAGAGACAATCACCAAGAGTGCCGGTGTAAACCGAACACTCGTTGAGGTTCCTTCAAGTAACGACCTTGCTGACATGTCGTGGGACGAAGTCCACCGACTTGCGGCATCATCACTGAGAGGAGGCGAATAAAATGGCACGAGATTACGTCCGAACAATACAAGATATGGAACGCTACTACTACGGTGGTAATGCCCTAACAGGCTACACCTACAGCAGTGGTGACATCCTGAAAGCAGATGCACCGCTACTATCAACCACAGCGGGAACCTACCAAGCGATTTACGGTCGCAAGGTGTGGTCACAACTGAACCAAGAGTTTAACGCGTTCAGTATTCTTCCCAAGAAGCCGTGGGAGAAGTCAGGTTGGCGAATCATCACCGGTAAGGCGTCCTTCACCAAGGGCGGCGGTGTTGCAGAAAACGCAACCCTACCGGAGACCACCAAGCCTACCTTCCTACACGTTGCCGCAAAGCCCAAGACAGTTGCGCACACCTTCGACCTATCAGAAGTTGCAATGTTCTTGTCCGACAAGGATGATGGAATGGGCGACGTGCGCCAAGTCCTCAAGGAAGAAATGGGTAAGCACCACGCTGACCACGTCAACCGAATGATGACAGGCGATGTCAACACACCTGCTGGTAACGACTTTGAGTCACTTGACCGAGTTACATCTGACCCGGACACAATGACCAACGTAACCACACACGTTAGCGCAATGACCGACCACGATATGTATTCAATCACTCGTGACGGTAGTGCTGATTTCCACAGTGCCGAAGTGAGTGTCAACGCGACAAGCACTAACCGTGCATTGAGCCTTGACCACCTTGATACCATCTTCCAACAAGTATGGACTCGTGGTGGTAACCCCAAGGTTATCCTGACTGGCTATGACACGCTGATGAACATTCAGCAACTATTGCAGAGCCAACAGCGATTCATGGAAACCAAGCGCGTCACACCATCATACAGTGGCGTAAAGGGTGTCCCCGGTATGGAAGCCGGATTCATCGTTGCAACATACAACGGTGTTCCAATCATTCCAAGCAAGGACATCGTGGCCGATGGTAGCAGTCGTATCTACTACCTCGACACTGACTATCTATGGTTCCAAACAGCAATCCCAACCCAATACTTTGAGAGTGGAATTGAGACCGGTGACCCGTTCGCAATCAACCGCCTCGGACAAGAAGGACTGTACCGAACAATGGGCGAATTATGGTGTTCGTTCTTCGGCGCACAGGGGAGCATTCGTGACCTCAGTTGAGGTCTTTGGAGATAACAACAGGAAGTGGACAATATGGAAGCACTAACTCTAACAGGAACAATGACGACAACCCTCGTTTGCAACTTTGAATTGCGAGCAGGCACGCAAGACAGTACAACATGGATGGGTGGCGGCTCAACCTACCCCGGAACATTGACAGGCTTTGAACCCCGTCAGACCGATGGGACAAACGGCTATGTGAGCGGACCCAAAATGGCTCTAATCAACTTCACCGGAGGCGCAGACAACGAAACCTGCATCCTCGCTGGTGGCATTGAATCCATCTTGGGCGTTTTCATCAACGAGAACGCGGCCGCACCACTTGCGGAGACACACGCATCGAACAACCACACGTTCAACACATCGTTCGCGGCACTAACCATCACACTGAATGTGCAAGGTGGCGAGACCGACGTGGCTGGACAAATGCTCGTTCTCTATCTATGAGGTGAGTAGCGTGCCGCAGGTAATTTACCGCGGTCGATGGCCTACGAAGCGCACTCCTTTCGGGGAGTGGATTCGGGGACAGCCGCAAGACGTGACCCAAGAGTGGTTAGACACTCATGCGGTCCGTCTTGTTGGCGACCCCGACTTCGTGGTCATCGGGAACGAAGCCGCAGACGACGCACCGTCAGACGAAAGTCCTGACGATGGTTGGACTCGTGCGCAGATATACGATTGGTTGACTTTGCACGATGTTCGCGCACGCGCAGGGTTGACAAAACCACAACTGCTCGCCGCCGCGCGGGGCGTGCTTGGTATGGATGATGAGGCCGTAGAAGCCGAAGAGTCTATGAGCGAGCCCGTAGTCGAAGCGGATATGGCGGAAGTGGATAACGACCAAATTGAACAAGAGGTGATTGACTAATGGCTATGGTAGCAGATGAGCGCACAAGTGTCTTTGGCAATTTCCATGTAGTAACCGGAACATACGAGAGCGGTGGCGGGACCCTTGACCTATCAGGTCAGTTTTCCAGCATTGTGAGTTTTGTAGCAACCGCTGATGGCGCAGTGCCATCAGCCGCAAATGAACCCCGTGTGAGCAATAACTCGCTCACTGTGGGTATCACAAGTGCGGCAGGTGCGCAGACCGGAACATGGATTGCAATTGGCAAGCGCTGAGACAAACAAAAAGGTGATTCGCGATGGCTTTGGAAACGGCTGTATTTCGGTTCAGTCCGTCAGCAGTAGTTGACACCACTGGCGGCACGGGCATGAAGGCCCAACTAACTATACAGATGGCCTCTCATACCCCTGCGCTTGATGAGACCAATGTCAAGCACATGGAGACTACTGTCGTTCGCGGTGAAATGATTGTAACCATCCTCTATCAAGCATGATGGGGGGTTTACATGTCAGCATACACACTCGATGACCTTCATCGTATGGAGAAGGCTGGGTGGCGCAAAGCCGAGTCCCTCGGGGCCGGTAGTGTCACTGAGTCTGAGAACCCCCTTGCGGGTATGACGCGTAAGCAAAACATGCGCACGCGCAATATGCGCGATGTTCTTGACATTGGTAGCGGAACGCGCTGTCAGCATTGCGGCATGCTTCATTTTTGCTGGGTAGAGACTTGTAGCACTTGCGGTAAACCCATGCACTACAACCTTGGTAAAGTGAGGGATGCGCAATGAGACCTATAGAACAAGCGTGGCGTTTACTCAAGACGAAGGACTATGGTGACGCGAATGACCCCCAAAGTGCATGGCAAGACGAGCGCCCGACGCTTTCCGATGAACAGGCCGCACAATACGCCGCCGAGCAAGAAGAAGATAAGAACAAGTTGTTAGAATCATTGGGGCAAGCAATAGAGGCCGCATTGAATTGTGACGACCTTGAGCCGGACTATTACAGGACGTTGATGGCGCTACAAGAAAAACTTCAGCAAGAAATGGGTATAGAGGATGATTTCTGATGCCTGTAGTATTCCAGCCCGGCGAGCGTCCTCCACAACCTCTCGACCCTGACGCGACAGTCTACACGACACCGCAGAAGGTCGCAGACCTACTTCAGATTCAATACCCTGATGCTGATTTACTTGCAACAAACGCAAGTGCTGGTAACACATACGTTGAAATTGCGCCATCTGATTTGCGCCACACTGGTTACGAAGCGGGCGATGAAATCGAAATTTTAGGTGATGCGACACTCGGAGAAATTGCATTCATTGGTAGCATTACACTATCAGGTGGTAATGCGCGCCTCAATCTTGTAGATAGCGCGACTGGTGTTGTGGGTGTTGATAATTACACACTGGCAAGTACACACAATACAGCAGATGCCGCGACTGTTCAGAACCTCAATTCGTTCACGAACGGCAAACGGCGCGGTGTCACCAAGTCCGCAGTCCAGCATTTGATTCGACGTGCGCAAGACAAGATTGACAACCTTACGAATAACGCGTGGCGACCTATGCTACAGACCGCGGAATACAAAAATTTCGACACATACAAGCCATACAGGCGTCGATACTATACCGACTATGTTGGTAGTACACCTCTTCTTTTCCGCAACGCACAGCAAATCATTCGGTTAGAAATTTGGCAAGGGCAAGAATACCGTGAAATTGCGGCGGCCGAATGCAAAATAGAAATCCTTGATAATAGCGTATTGGACACGACCGACTATCTGTATCTATGCCCCGGAGACGGTGGTGTCGCATCATTGCGCGTTGGTACAGCCAAAGGCGAATGGCGCGCAGATTTCGACAACGAATCAACTGCCAGCAATCTATCAGACCTCATCAACAAAGACGGGCGCAGAAACAAAACAGGCGTCCCGTTCTCTCCATCTTTTTCACTTGAGACTAACTCAGAAGTTAGTGGGCTACAAGTAGCCAATGTTCATCACGAATTCCTTTCATCAGCCAATGCCGACTATGGTGGTGGTAAACTCAAAGTCACATCAATGCGGCGTGGTGATGGTGGCGAAAACGCGACTCTCGCAACAACAAACGAGAATGGTATCGCAATCAGCGGTTGCACATCTCTCACTACTACAACAACCGGCGCGATAGGTGGTGGCTCACTCGCACTTACTGATGCGGGAAGTTTTGCCAACTATGGTATCATTTACACAGGGACCGGCGCTTCAATGGTTGCGGCGCGTTATACTGGCAAGACAGGCAATACTCTCACAGGTGTGACTGATTTAGCGCCCGCAGGGTTTACTGCGGCTATGTCAGGGGCGGGCACTGTCGTCAATCAGCATCGCATGCTTATCGACTATGTTGGAACAACCACCGGAGACGAGGCGCGCCTGCGCGATTGGTGGTGTGATTATGAGTTGGGCGTGATTTACTTTAACAACACATACCCCTATTTCCAGTGGAACTCAATCAAGGTGTCTTACATCTATGGTGAGCGATACGTCGAAAAGGCCATTGAGGACATCTGCACCAAGTTGGTCGCGATGGACTTACTGCTCTCTGATGACCGTAGCGTTCTGTTCCCTGAAGGTACACAGAACATTGACCTTGGTAGCAAGTATCAATTGCTAAAAACAGAAGTGGCTGAGACGTTGCCGCGCTATGTGGAGTTGATGACACCGTGGGAATGACCGATTGGAAAGAAGTTGTTCTTCAATCGCGTGAAGCGGAATTGGGTGTCACAGGTGAAGGTATCATCGTTCTCAACGCTTGCGCTACACAATTTGGCTACACTGCCAACAATCTTGGTGTCATTGACCCCGAGACCGACAAGGTCATTACAGACCCTTCCATACTCGCACCTATCTACCAAAGGGGGCGCGCGCAAATGCGTGTCACCAGTAATACAGGCGCGAAACTATTGGAGATGGTAAAATGACTGCTATAGAACAAGCATGGGCATTGCTGAAAGCAAAAGACTGCCCTAAATGTAAAGATGGTAAATTAGACAAGGCCGGTATGTGCAAGAAAATGGGCTGTGCGTGATTATGGCAACTGAATCTGTGGCGCTGATGCAGTCCATATTGGACAGCAATTGGAATCGCGGTAACACGGACCAACTGAAGCCTGTCATCGCTGACATCACTACCTTGGACCCCGGACGCGGTAAGCGATTCAATCTACAGCGTAATGATGGTGTGTTCCTGTATGAGACTGCGCACAACGAAGAGCAACCCGAATTGTTCTATGACTTCGTCCACACGCGCATCAATATCACTGTTGATGCGCGCACTGTGCGCGGTCGTGCGCACATGATGAAAATGGAAGACGAGATTCGGCGAATCATTCACAGCAAGCGAAAGGGGGACGGCGCGAACTTCGACCGTCTTCTGTATAAGACGCGCACGGATTTATCAGATAGGACAAAACAGATGCACAGATTCACGTTTCAGGTCGAAATAGTTATCTTCTCGGAACTTATCGCGTGAGGAGAGGGGAACCATGCCATCGACAGTTTACAAGGGCGACCTGTCCGAAGTATCGTTCGGGCACGAGAGCGGAATCGTCCTAACGCACGGGCATCATACCGGCACATTAACGTGGACACACGCCAATACGGGTGATACTTCAGTCATTACATTTGCTGGCGCATCTGCTGGTGGAGATATGTGGTCAGCAACAGGCATACTGAAATATCCAGCGGGGATGCTTGTTGGTTGCAATTTGCGTATCAGTAGTCCGAATGCAAACTATGACGCCGACGACTTCGCGTCGACAGGTCGCAATTTCACAATCATTGCCAATTCAGGCGCGACAATCACAGTTACACCTGCACTCGCAGGGGCATCAGGCAGTCAAACTTCGGTTGCTGGAAGTGACACAATCATCATCGACGCGCTAGGTTGTCCGGCACCCGACACTACTATGGCTGGATATAACGCGAGCGCGGCCGCAAGTGATGAGACCGTCTCGACCGACCAATTCGTCGGTCTTGCCGCTACAGTTACACTGCCTGAGACTAAAGTCGAATTGTTGCGTAGCCACGTTGTCGGCGTTGGGCGCGACGTTGTCATTCAGGTTCCACAGAAATTTACCAATGAAGGCGGCTCAATCGACATGATGCTCAACAGCGCGCGCTGGATGTATTATGCGCTCGGTAACGAAGCAACAATCGACGCTGTCGATGCTTCGATTTCAGGTGCTGTTGTCATTACATCAGGCACACCACACGCAGGTGCAGGGAACGCAAAAGCAATCGCAATGGGTGATAACTACGTTGAATTGAGTGGCGCACCGTCAGTTGGCGTGCCAGCAGTAGGTGATTACATCCAAGTTTGTGATGACACATCCACTCTCATCCCAACAAGTCGCGCAGACCCTACTGCGGGCAATAAATGGCCCGCTGGCGGGAACCTTTTCAGTCATACCGAGTCCAATGAAATTCGACGAGTTATTGCGTATGACGATACAGTCGGGACAGAACGCCGTATCTATGTTGATGACCCGTTCTGTTTTGACCACGCGGCAGGTTGTCAAATTATGAAAATGGAATTCCATGATGCCGCCACTAACGGTAGTCCACACTTTGACACTGCCGCCGCCACCTATGGGGCAATCACAAACCGTATGTCACGACTACTCTTCTCCGGTTACCACACACCATCGTTCGCACTTGAAGCAAGCATGCGCACACGCGATGTTGGTTCATACAGCGGCGAAGCCGCAAGCAATGTCCCCGGTAGCGCGAATGACAGCAAGCAATTGACGCGCGTTTGGAAAGGGTGCAAGGTCAAGGATTGGGCATTGACGGCAGACGCAGACGCAGAAGCCAAACTCACAGTCAACTTTGATGCGCTACACTGCTACACTGATACAGGCAGGCTGGAAACAAGCGCAGGTATGACCCCCGGTGATAGATACACTGCGCATCGAATGTTTGAGAATACCGGCAGTGGTTTGAAAGAGCGCAAAGAAGCAGGCATCGCGGCTAACACCGAGAAGCCATTCATGTTCTACAACGGGACTATCACCGCGTTTGGGCAACCACTCGCGCAGGTCACCAACTTCAATCTCACAGGCAACAACAATACCGTGACACACTACACAGTGCGCGGTAACCCACTCGCAGAAGTGCGGGCTGATGCTGGTGCGCACGCAGGCAAATCACTTGAGCAAATCCCGTTCGGTGGTAGCCGTAACGCCGCGCTCATTGTTGAAGGGAAGGTCGAATACGACATGAGTATGACCGTCATTGTCAGTGACCCGTTACTATGGCACGAGTTTAGAACAAACCGTGAGAAGGACCACTCTTCACCTATCACGCTCACACTCACCAAGAGTGGAGCAGGCGCGAATCGTGAGCAAATGATTGTCATTGTCGATGACTACATTTTGACAGAAGCACCTCTACCTATCCCTGACGACAAAGGCGTCGTCAAGTCTGAATTGAAAATCATGCCAAAGCACGTTAAGGTTGTAGCGCATGACGCATTGTTCCACTGCTGAGGTGAAAATATGAATGCTATGAACCACGCATGGAATCTACTCAAAGCACTACGGCGTGAACCTGAGCCTGAGCCTGAAGAAGAATTTGACCCAAGCACATTCAATTATGGTGATGCTTTGTCACAGATAATGCGAGAGCGAGCAGGTCTACCGCGTACAACTAACCCACACGAAAAGGGGCGGAGAGACAGAGCATTTGACGAGGCTATGGCTCGATTAAATGAACAAGCACAACAGGCGCAAATCTATCAAACCAACCTCGCGAATCCACATCACATCGAAGGGAAGACTGAACCTGAACCTGAGTCCGAACCTGAGCCTGCTTCAGAGCCTCCCCGACCAAAGCGACGACAAGTTGGCCCGTATCGTGGCACACCACGACGACGAGGTGACAGAAATGAGTGACGCATTCAGCAAATCATGGTCCTTGCTTAAGAACGAAGGGTTGGCCCGAGAGACGCGAGCGTATCGTCAAGAGATGGCGGACCAGCGCATGGAAGAAGCAGGCTTAGGCTACGATGAGGCGCACGCTGAAAATGACAGGCGTGACAGAGAAATGCGGGGGTTATTCGCCCAGCGCGCGGAACCAAGAAACGCCGAGGAAATACTTCGGGATTTGTATTACGCGGGTATGATTTTGGGCGCAGGTGGCGCAGGTGGCCCACAAGGTGGTCAAGACCATCCTATGGTCGAGGAATTGGCAGAAGAAGTAATGGCAATGTTTGGCTGGCCCGGTCAAGGCCATCCTATGCAACACCGAGAAGATGAATTAGGTAATCCAATTTCCGGCCCAATGATGGATAGGTGAGTGACATGGGTCGATTCAGATTCAATCTAAGTGATGGGGAAGCCCGACAGGCGCACGTTAAAGCGGCTAACCTTGCGGCTATTGCGCGCCAAGAAGCAGAACAGGCGCTTGAAAATACATTTGACCCTGAAGCGGGCAAACCAACAGACAATCCATTTCCTGAAGACCCGCACGGTTACAATCTCATGACCGTTGCGCAACTGAAAGAGTTGTGCGCACAACGCGGCTTCCCAACATCCGGTAATAAGTCAAAACTCATCGAGCGGTTACAAACCGCCGATAGTCCAAATTCCCCCGAGGCCCCCGCTGAAGAAGCGGCTGTTGAAGGGGAACAGGTGGTCCCTGACGAAGAGTCAGCAACCACCGATATAACGGTCGATGCGACCAAGGTAAGTGAGACAAATGGAGACGACAACGAACAACAAGACAGCCAGCCAGCATGATAACTACACTGTCGTTAGCGACATAGGCCGTTTAATGGCCGCGCCAGCAGAAGTAGAACACACTATTCGTGTGGACCCCGATGATGAGTCCGCAGTGATGAAAGTGTGGGTAAAGGACCTGACCTTCTTGAAAATGCAAGAAGCAATCAAGTCTTTCGTATCAATTACAGGCGCAGGTAATGTAGACCTTGACCTTGCGGGGTATTGGAAATACATGTACGCAGAGTGCGTATCGCGGACTCAACCGAACCTGACAATGATACAACTCATGGGGCTGAATACCTACGTTGGGCAACAAATTACTGCCCTTCTCCCACAACCACAGGACTTGATTACAGGCCCTTTGTGAGATGGCCTGAAAGGGCCGAGTCACTATACCATTCCATGAAGAATAAAAAAATGGACAATGCAGGGCTGATGCTCGACGGTATGGTCTATACCGTCGCAAAGCATTTCAACATCAGTATGGCGGAAGCGCGCCGTATGAGCGAGGAAGACTTCGCCACATCATTTGCGTGGGCCACAGCCGTATCGCGCATCAATGCTGATGAAATGGAGAAAGCGACCGGAGAGATGAATAAAGGGCAACGTGTGGAGAAAACAGGCGCGGGTCAACCGTTCCCCGGTAGCGAAGGGTGGTGAGTAAAATGGCGGATTCACCACTTGCGACCACCGAGACTGATTACGCCGCAATCATGAAGTTACAGCAAGGCTTTGAAGCCATGTCTACGCAAGTTGGATTTGCTGAAAGAAAAATGTTGAATTTGCGAGGCGCAATACTAAGCAACCCGTTTGTTCAAACCGCAATCAAAGTCAAAAATTTGGGCAAGTCAATGTCACAAAGTCTCAGCGTTATGAATGATTGGCGCAACATGTCTGACGAAGAAAGAGAAGCGGCGAAAAAGAAAATGAGTATAATGCAGAAGATGATTGTACCTCTCTTGGCATACAGCAAAGTAGGCGCATTCAACAACAAAATGATGAGTAGAAGCAACAACCTCTTGACGCGTATTACGACAAAATTCTTGTCGTTATTCGCAATCTTAGGTCTCATTATCATGGTCTTTACAGCCGTGTCTATAGCAGTTGATGGCGCAAACTCACCTATCGTAGAAATGTCCGAAGGCATTGCTGTTTTGGAACAAGTGGTTGGTGGGTTAGTGATTGTCTTTGCCGGAGAAGATGGTGAGGGTGGAC